GCCGCGGCCCGCCCCGTTAAAATCGGTGTTCTCTCCGCTACCTTCCGACGTACAATCGTCCCCATCACCCCCACTACAGAAGCTACAGCAAACACTATCTTCTTGCCGCTAAATTCTTTCAATTTCTTCTTAAAGTCCTGTGGGTTATTCGCCATTCAGGGTCGCCTTATTTGCAGGATGTAGACCGAGTCCGAGGGCTCTCTCTTCAAGTTCATTATCTCCCAGTCCTGTTCGTCTATCTTGACGAAATCGTGCATACTCGGCACGAAGTTTAATGGTGACGACTCGAGGGTTAGTCGTCTGTCTTGGGGCTGCACGGCATTTCCATCCATCTCGTTCAGCTTGAAACTGGTCAGTAGTCCTTTAACTGGATGCTTATTCAGCACTGGTCTTGTCGTTGTTCCTAAATCTGCGTCATACACGGAGGCACTCATCTCTTGGTAGACTATGTCCACCCTCATGCTGTCCATTGCTCTCAACGAGTCCCTGGTCGCTTTTTGTATGGTCGTCTTCAAACTCATGGTCACTCAGACAAGAAGGTTCTCTTCTTCTGTTCCAAGAACTCTAGGTCCTTCAAAAGCCCTATAGATCTCAGTCCTAATTCCACGTCTACGAACCGTGTCCCTAGCAAGTAGTTTTGCTGTGCCGTTTGGCTGTCAAAGCTTACTGAAACCCCGTCTGAACCCCAGCTGCTCACCGCTCCGGAACCACCCACCACTCCGGTGATTACTTCGTCGTTGTCCGCCATGGCAGCCGCCACCCTCGCGGTGGCATCCTTCAGTTGTTCTGGAATCGTTCCCGCATCGATGGTAAAACCCCTGTTGTCAAAGTTCCTCGTTCTTGGCCATTGTAAACCCTGGGTATTTGTCCGAGTACTTCCGTACCATCGGAATCGGGTATCCAAGTAGGCTGTCGCTAGGAACAGGGTGCAATTCTTCTTGCTTATGCCCAAATTCTTCCATTTGCTCGACTCGTCAAAGCACCTGATTCTGTCCGTCGCGTCCGTCAATGACAAGTAACTCTGGGCCAGACCCTTCCCTGAGCCATCTTCCACCACTAGAGTACTCTTCTCCGTAGCCGCGGCCTGTATTGGTACATTTTGCGCCAGTGCTGTCGCCATTAGTTAAACCCAATCTCCAGTCCGTTCGTCAGTATCTCAAAGGCAGCATCCCCACTGTTAATGGTCACTGGAGCATCTAGTACTCCTTGGTAAAGTTGGTTTCCAGCCGTACTCGCATCATAGATAGCCCAGTGGGTGATTGTTCCCCAATTTGCCGTTGCGCTAGCAAAGGTGATGTTGCCGGAGTTCTTTGAGATTTGGCCCGCCGGAACACCCATCGTCACCGCTACCCTCACATAGGCTCCCCCTGACACCTCTGCACCACCTAGTCCGGTCCTCAGTGGATCTCCGATCCACAGCCCCAAGTAGACTGTTGTTGGGGAGGTGTAAGCTAGAGCTCGAAGGATGTGGTCTAACAGTTCGTCTGCCAGAAAGGTGCTGATGTTGGTTGCCATTATAATATGTCCTTCTTCATCCAGGGTCTGAGCTGAGATTTCTGCTCTTCCGTCCAAGGCTTCAGCATCTTCCCTGGCGTCTTACTGTCTCCCAACCAATCTATCGCTATCTTTTGCGCTATCACTAGCTTCAATCCGTCCGACACCTGCGTTACTCCGTAGTCATCCAATGGATCGACTGGTTCTGCCGTTGGCTTCGTCGTGGTGACATAGCCCCCGGTATAGGTGATCTTAAAACCGATTGGATTGTAAGAAAAGATCGGTATTCCCCATCTAGTTGGTGGAAGCTGGTTAATCAGTCCGCTCGCGGTGTGAATCCTGAGTAGTCCTTCCTCGTCGATTATCTCGAAATCTCCCTTGCTCAGGAGTAATTCTATTCCTGAATCATCGTGCTTGTTGTAAGGATCCCAGAAGATAGTTAGTGTAGCTGTAGAATCTATTGGTAGCGCATCTGTGTACACGTATTGTGGGGTCGGGTCGACCGGACCCTGCTCGTAACTTTGGTAAAACTCAATCCTTTGCTTTTTATCGAACTTCCTTCTCGTTATTCTCTCCACGTTCTCCGAAGCTAGTTCGATCAAGCCGTTTAGCTGTGTGTCCCAAGCCGTATCTGCCCTCGATATGTTAGCGAGGTCTTTGACTAGTGACCTTTCTAGGAGTTTAATAGCCATCGCGCTCTGCTTTCAGGCGGTTTCTTTTCCTTCTTCCCACCTCTATAATAGCTGGTACGTTGGCCAAGTGGCTCTCATCCTTCGTTAATCGGTATCGCGTCAAGTGTAAGATGAGTTCTTTCATTAGGGCGGGTAATTCCCCTTCTAGGTAACCAGTTTCATACTTGACCATATAATTCTCTAGGACGAGCTCCGCGAAGATCAGTCCTAATCTCTCGTCTTTTGTGTAGTTGGCTGCCTTCTCCACTTGCAGGTTCCTAACTGGAAAATGATCTAACTCGAAAGTTCCTCTCCCCATTCTCATTTCGGTGGTTATTTGGTTCAATTTAATCGGCTCTCTTAGAAACAGTTCCGTTACTGACGTCGCGCGACTTCTTTCCTGCTCTACTGTTTCCTTTGCAAAACGGGCCCCTTTAAGAGGCCCAGTTATCTCTTCTTGATCTGGCAGCGTATTGGCCCTCATGCCGCGTTCAGCTGAGTTTCTAGTGCTTTTCGTTTCTCTCCGGTTAGGAGAGCGTAACCCATTTCCTTCAGCCTGGAGTTCAGTGCTTCCATGTCCACGAACCCTTCGGAACTAGTCGGCGCACCTTCGCCCCTCATGAGCGAGATCACAGCTGCGTACTGCTCGTCCGTTGCTTCTATTGGAGGTTCTGGCATCGGCTCTCCTGAAGGCACTTCCTCAGGAGGTGGAGTCTCCTTGATTGGCTCTTCGACCTTCTTTGGTTCGACCAATTTAGCTTCTTTAGGCGGTGCAAAAAGATCTCCGTTGATAAAATTGGGCAGCTTCAGCATGGCTTCTGCCGTCACTGGCAAGTCTTGCATATTCGTCACATAGCCCTGCTTGTCTAGAACCACCGCACCGTGCCTCGTCGACACTCGCTGGCTTGTTCTGTATTGGTGTCTAATTCTCATTGGCTCTCCCTTCCCTATAACGTGGAGCGGGGCGAGGAGTGTTTGCTCCACCGCCCCGCTTGGCCTGTATCATTACCTCAAGCTTATGAGGCAACTCCGATATTCTTGATGATAACGTTCTTCTTTGGTGCGTAAACGATTGGTGTCCCATAGAGCAGTTGCATCCACCGGATTGCCGGTGAGATCACTGCCAGGTTCATCTTCATCATTGGTGCCAGTTGCTTGAATGTCAAGGATTGATTAGTCACGTCCAACAACAGGGCCAGAAAGGTTCTCGGTCTGTCCAAGAACTTCTCGATAAAGGTTGTTGGAGAGGTGAATACTCCACCAGTCTTCGCTCTCGCGATGAGCTTCCCTGTATAGAACAGTGTCGTTCCGTCCACTTCGGACATATACAGCTTGTAAGCTGTTGCTCCGTTGGTTCCACCACCGTCGGTGATGACCACGTCGGTTGATTCTCCCGCTGCTATTGTAACCGCAGCCGGTGTGTTGGATCCGACCGATTCACCGAAACGGTTGACTGCCGTCACTTGATAGAGGAAGTCGCCCGCGTCTCCAGCCAGGAACTTGGAACCCGTTTCCGCGCCGCCGTTCACAGCTGTGATGGTTGGTGCATTTGGTGCTTTATTGCTTGTGGCTGCCGTCGGAGGAACACTTCCTCTTTCCACGAAGGTGTCTGGCTCGAAGACGATGTCCCCAGAGAGGGTTCTCATCCCCGTCGCTGGTGTTCCGACCATTCCACCTGCATTGGCTGGCATGTTGAACCGCTGAAAGCTTTGGAAGAGCTTCGAGAAGTCGGTAAAAACCTTCGGATTTGAGAACATCCTGGAAGGAACTCCGAAGTTATCAATAATTTGCTGGGCAGCATTCTCGATGTCATCTTGACTTAGGACTGCCCCTTCTGCGTCGATAATGGTGCTGCCCCCGTCCTCAACCTGCTTCGTAATTCCGTTGAACTCCAGAGGAATTCCGTCCGAATCCCCGTAATAGAGGGCTCGATTGACTTTCTTCATGATCCAGAGGGCGCCATTCTGAGTCTCCTGGGAGATCAAGTCGGCTGGGATTGTTCTGACCAGGGTTGCAGGGTGATGCACGGATCGGGTACTTCCGATGTACTTCACCTTCTGGTCTGCCCTCTCGTACGTGGTATCTTCTTCCTCTGGTAGGTCTCCTGATGGCACGAAACCCCCAGCGTTGCTTCCATACTCCACCAGTCGATTGTACTCTTCGACTGTGCTGAAGGCGTCCATCTTCGGAATTTGGTTCCAGAGTCTGACGTGGATAGCCGCGTAGGTTAGAAGCTTTAGAGTGCTCTCGAGCGATTCGACCCTCAAGGCATCCGGGCCTGTACCCGTTACCGGTTGGGACGTGCCGATCTCCAGCGCCTTTCTCAGCTCCGCCAGCTCGGCCATCGACATTTCACCATGACCGTCTTGAATGCTTTGGAGGATCTGCTCGTTCATATTCGTCTCCCTTTCTTCGGATTGTTGACTTCTTTATGACTTCCTTAGTTAAGCAGCTGCGGACAATCTCTTGTAAGCCCCCACTGCCTTTTGTAACTCTGCATCTTCGATCTGGCCCGTGGTCTCGAACTTGACTGCCGCGTTGATGTGACGGTCACGATCCTGATCGTTCTTCGCTGACTTGGCCAGTTCTTCTAGTCCTGCTTGAATCTGTGGCCTCCCCAACTCCTTCTTCTGCGAATCGGTCACAGTTGATTTCTCCAGGACTTCTGCCTTAGTCGTCTCGGTTGACGTCTTGCTCACTGGCTTGCCCGGCTCTTTGCCAAATTCCTGGATCTGCGTCTTGAGCTCGTCGATGCTTTTCTTCATCTCCGTGATCACTTGGATCACGGCCAAATCTCTTTCCCGACCCGCTGTAATCGACTTCGCCAGCTCCTCCAAGGAGGTATCCACGTGAAGACCGATCAAACTAGAGAATTCGGCCATAACGTCCGAGATTTCGATCGCTTTCTTCAGCTCGTCGGAAGCATTGGCTTCGATGGTCTCCTCCGCTGACTTGGTTAGGCTAACCGTCTCGATGACAGGCTTCTTTTCTTCGGTCTTCTCTTCCTTCTTCCCCTCTAAATCCTGTAAGGATTTCAGGAGTTGCTCCTCAGTGACTGTCTCAGTCTCTTTGGTCTCCGTCTTGATCTCTTCTTTCTTCTCTTCGGCCTTCTGTGTGGTTGTCTCTTTCATGGGCATTAGCTCCTTTTCGTTTTTAACATTGAATATCGTACGACCTTTTGAGCGAAGTTGTACGTCCATTCTGGTTTCTTTTTCAGTATCCAAAGGGCGGCTTGATCCAGCGACATCTTTGGATGCTCTGCTGGACCCATCGACTTCTTTAGTTCCGCCACCACTTCTGAGGCTATCGCTGCCGGCAGGTCTTCTGGCATGGCTCCTGCTTCTCTAAACAGCTCATAACCTTGGAGTGACTTCTTTAGTCTCATTAGGGTCTTTGGGTGGGCTGGAACTGGAGTTATTGCGACTCCCCTCACGAAGGCTCTCACTATTCCTCCACTCGTCAAGTCCCGAGCCATCGCCCCGTCTAACGACAGGCCTAGACCGGGTTGACCTACTGGAGTTGACTTCATTATGTTGAAGACTTCCATTGCTTTTGGAACGTGTTTGTAAAACTCCCCTTCTACAAACACTGAGGCTGAACTTGAGATCGGTAAGCCTAAGTCCTTCCGCAGCTTCCCTACATTATCTCCGTCCACTATCTCAGCCTTGGTCAAGAAGCCCAGCTGGTTACCTGGCTCTCTCGAGTGGTCCCAATTAACGTAACCCCTTGCCTTTGCGTAAGAGAGGTCGACGTTCTTCTTCAAGATCTTGTCTCCCTCCACGTCCTCTGATTCATCTGAAGCTATCCCCATGAACTTCATTGGCCCATCGGGGGTATCGCTGTCCGCTGCTTTCAGCAGGAACAGCATCGCTCCGCAGAGGGGTTGTGGTGGTTGATCTAGGGCTGTGGTTATGTCTTGGATGTCATCTTGAAACATGGTTTTTGCTGTGTTCTGGGCTCTGATTTACCAGAGCAGGTTCCCTATAACACAGGGGAGCTCGCAGAATCATAAACCGTGTTTGCGGACCTAGTCTAATGGAAGGGAATCGGCGTATATTTTCCGCACTGCACTAAGGAAAGCTATTAGGTGGGGTTGCTCTGCTAAATCTGGACCTAGGCCTTTAACTAGATCCTTTATTTGACCGTCTCCAATTGGATCAGAACGAGTTGATTTGCTCAGTCGCTCTGCCCTTTCTTTAGACCTGTCTTTTGCTGCTCTGGTGTTCTTATCGAACGCCTTCTTGTCTGTTTCTCGAAAAAGTATGCAGTAGCAGTAGGGGTGGATTGGACCAATAACGAATTCCCAGGCGAACTTCGGTAGCCCGAAGTTGGACAGACCTTCTACGTCGCTCAGCTTAAATTTCTTCGGTGATCCGTCTGGATTAACACATATGCGTAGGCATTCCCTGCATGCTGAAAGTCTCGGTACTTTGTAGACTATTTCGTCCTTTGGTCGATCCGCTGTCTGTCCCTTTTGGAAGTAATTGTGCATTTCCGACTGTATCAGACGGTCGGCGTCCGACTGCATCCCTGCCCCTTCATCTCTCAATCTATCTATTAAGTTGTTCAGCGCAGCGTTCCTCGCTACCGCTATCGATTGGGCATTCCTAAAAGTTCTTCCTGACAGGGTCGCTCGCCATTCTCGGTCTTGGATTCCAATTTGCACCCTCATCTTCTGTTGCCAAGTTTCCGACCTGCCTTGTAGCCATCTCTCCGTCTCTTGTTTCAAGCCTGTCAGTGTTGCCTGATCAACGTCAGTTAGGTTGATATTGTTGGTTTGCAGCCAGTTCTGCAGCCTCTCTGCCGACATGTTCCTCAGAGCGTCGGTCCCGACGACACTCGCCGCCTTCCCTGCCAGATAGCTCTGCTCCAAGAAAGTTAGCCTTGTTGACGTTGCCCCAAACACGGCTCTTGCTTGTTGGGTCGTTGTTCTGCCCAGCTCTTTCCCCAGTGCAAAGATTGCGTATGAAGAGGCTATGGCTGAAACTGTCTCCGCTATTCTAAGTTCAGACTCTTCGTCGAGCAGCATGATTAGAGGCGCGCCTTCAGCAAGTTAGGATCCCCGTGCAGGGCCAGCTTCAGTTGGTTGAACATTGATAACAAGGCTTCTGGCTCTCCCGGCCCTGCCCCAGTAAAAATAAGGGTGTTCGCCAGTACGCAGTGGGCCTCTTTTAGTTTTGCCACGTCCCAAACTGAGGCTTTAATTCCTTTGTCCCGCAGGCCCTTTACGGAAGGAATCCAGAGTGCTGAACTCTTCTGGTACCATCGTAAGTCCTGCCAAGTGCTAATGGTTTGAGAAACCGGGTTCAAAAACAGTTCGTCCGTAGCTGGGTGTTTCGGAGACACGTCCAGTTTCTTTATCCACCGTAGCAGTTCTATTATTTTCTCTGCTGGATTCATTTTAGTCCGCTCCGTCTAAAACATCAACTGTCTCTTCTCCCACCGTTCGGTCGTTTTCGATCAGTCTTCCTCCCGCTTTATGATATACTTCCAGTGTCTTCCGCCAAAAGGCAGCTGTCCACCTAGGTAGCTCCTTAGCTGCTCTATCCATCGCTGTAGCCCATAGTCTCGGGCTTCTTACCCAAGCGCTCATTGTCCAGAAAAATCTAGGTTTAGTTGGCCAGAAGAGTCATCGTAAGCCAGCACTGCCTTTGCCAGACGAGTGTAAGGTCCGTGCCTGTTGCTCTTGCGAACTTTAGCGTAGTCCCATCCGTTCGATCTTTTCATGTAAATCAATAAGTCTCGAGCTGCGTCGATAATCTCTCTTTCTAAGATCTCCACGCTTAAATCTCTCAACTTATCCCTCTTAATAAGAGGTGACCATCCTTCCCCGTCTTCCTTAGCTCTATCCTATCTTCATTAAATGGAACATCCGCATAGGGATTAACTCGCCAACTCTTTGGCCTCATTGTATCGATGTGAGTCGGCTTCTTTCGATTTTTCTTTTGTTGTTTTCTTCGGTACGCCCTTACTTCGTACTCAAACAGGGCTGCTCTTAAATAGTAAATTGCGTCCTTCGTCTCTATGCAGGGCAACACGCTGTCTAAATATTTAGTTCGGTCTATCAGAGCCCTCAGTACTTCCTGAGTTTGCAGGCCGTCATACTGAGTGGTGTATTTAATTGCTCCTCCCGAACGCTTTAGGAACCTCAGATGCCTCGCTTTTCCTTTAAAAGTTCTCAATTCGTAAAAGTGGCCTGGATCTCTGACAATCACTTCAACTCCTTCGGCCATTGGTTAGTTCTCCACATCTTCACCAATCGCTTCGCTCTAGTCTTAGTCTGCTTGTACCATTTTGAAGAGATCATCTCCAGAGCAGCATCCTCCATCATATTCCATTCTATTTTCCGTTGGAAGCGGTTAAAGCGCATTAACTTGTAACCCATATTGAAAGCCATGTCTATGAGTACCGTCCGCCTCACTTCCGTAAGATTCGCCCAAAGGGAGGGACCGACAAATTGTACGGCAATCAATCGCGCTTCTGCTATGTCGTTCTTCAGTAAGAAGTTAATTTCCTGTGTTGTAAGACCCTTCCGTAAGTTACGTCCCACTCCAATAGTTAGGATACCCTTAGTATCCTTGTAAGGCTTCTTCCGCACTCCCTCATGCAGTCTAAGTAGTTCTTCCAGTTTAGTCATTCACCTTCCTCTTCGGGAGCTGCGCTTCTCTCTTTCGCCCATTTTCTCATTAGTTCTTCGGTGTCAGAGAACAGTAACACTGCTGCTCGACTCGACGCTGGACCCCTGTGGCTTAGATAGTTCCTGGTCTCATAGATGATGGTGTCACCCAAGTCTAAGTCTCTCGTCCAATTAGTGTCTTTCGGGATGAGCACTCGCAGGGAGTTCTTCCCGTATGATTCAGGAATATGAGTTCCTTGGGCAGCTGTGACAAACTTCTCCTGCTTCATCTCGTAGGCACATACTCCGTCCAGTAACCCTCCTAGCGCGAGGTGCTGCCATAGCCATTCGGCGTATTCCTCTGTCGTGGTGTGCCAACAACCCCTGTCTATAAGCCTGCCTGCCCTCTGCATTAGAAACTGTAGCCTGTCTCGCCGTTTCTTTTCCTCCTTAGCCCCAGCGAGTGCCTGTTCCATAGCGCCCTGCACCATCGCCATCACTTTGATCGCTTCTTCAGCTTGATCCACGTTCGACCTTATTCAGTTGGTTTCTGTCGTCCACGAAATAGAACTCTCCCAGGTCATCGCACAGGCAGTCATAGTGCTCTGGATCCATGTCGAAGACCATCGCTTCTTTCATGGTGGTTGGATCCCCTGGCACCCGCACCATTACCTTTGGGTACGGATCATCTAACCATGGATAGCTGATGAACTCCCAGAGCCGTCCTTCTACATCCTTCGCCAGTCTGTGGGGTCTATATTCCTCTCCCAAGGACTTGAGTATTCGATCCTCTTTATCTGCTGCCTGACTCTGACGGAGTATATTCTCTAGTGCCCCACCTATTTTAGGTTCCATATTACCTCCTCATTTGCTGGTGTCCGACCAAGTTTGACCGGTTTTCTGGGTCACGGCGAAGGGCAGAAATCCCGGAATTTCTTCCTTGAATTTCTCCGTTCCAAGTTTCTCCACCTGGGCAACGAATTCATCTTTCACGATCATTATAATTTCATCGTGCATTTGAAGCGCCACCCTGGCATCTTCCTCGGTTAGACCCGCACGTCGCACGGCTTTCCACACTTTCATTTGCTAAATTTTGAGCAGCTCGGATGCCCTGCCTTCAAGATCATGTGTCGTTGGTGCGACGTATGGGCTCGAATGTCTACCCCGTAGCCCGTGTGGTCCGTAACCTTGACCTTGGGGTTCACGCGCTTCTGCTGTGCCGAGCACCGTAGCCTCCC